GTTCTAGCGTTGCTGGTGAATGCATGCCACCATACAAATGGCCTGACACATTTAATTCACAATATGATTGTTTGATGTTTGGATACAAAGAATCTGTCGTCAAATTAGAAGAGTTAGGACGTACAGATGTTAATAAATATGGCATGTTTATAAAATTTTATTGTACCCCTGCAGATACTATTTGACAACAATATGAATCTTTGATAATGCTGGAAGTCAATCTTCTCACCATTACCTACCCTTACTATTTCCCTCTTCAAGGGTAGGTGTTTTATCTACAGACACAACCATAGAAGTCACCACTACCATCATTCATTACATGAACATTGTATGGTGCATCATAATATGTGGTTAAGTGTAAACGTAGTATGTCACATAGATCAAAGCAATCTACGTCTGCCAGTAATGATATACCCTCCATCATCTCCTTTGTGACAGCTACTAACTGATACAATTCGTCGTTGTTTAAAAGTATCAAATCCATTTGCCCACTCCTTTACTTTTTCATGCCACAGTTTTTTAAGCTCTGGGTCTTTTGTTCGGTTGTATTCTTTTGCCAGGTCGTCTAGCTTGTCTTGTGTAATCATTTACTTTATTACCCCACTCAATTATATTTTTTAAACCATGTGCTTTCAAGGATATATCCACACCATAACTTTTCCATGCTTTTCGCATTAGATTTAGTTCAAGTAAAAGGTTTGACCATTGTCCTTGATTGGCACCATCTACTTTAATTGTTATTATTTTTTCTTTCATACCTACAATGTAGGATTTATTGGGATTGTTGTCAACCCTTTCCTTGGCCCTTATATCGTGTTTGTTTCTGCTGTCTTTTCTCTGATTTGTTTTTATTTTTCTTGTGTTGACGTGCGCCTCTTTTTTTAGGTTTATCTCTTGTCTGAAATGATTTAAATTTTTTCGCCATCTTTCCATTCTCTTACAAACGGTTCCCCCTCATCTGATCTTACGATGTGTGGTAGATAACTTATTTTACCGTTTACGTGTTGCTCTAAATCAGAACCACAATTCATACATCTATAGACTGTAGGTGTTAATCCAACTAACATAGTAAACTCATCACATGTTGGACATTTACCATTAACTATCTCTGCTGTAATTTTCATTACTCTAATATTAACTTTTTTATAGATAAAGATCCATCAATATTTTGTTCTACCTCTGCCATAGATTTTATGCATTGGTGCTGTATGTTTGTACCTTTCTCACTTCTCTTAGCATACCTCTTACCTTTCAAACACATTGCCATTGAAGGTTTACTTGTATCAGGATCAATTTGAATTCTGTGTTCTTTGATCTCTCCATTAACTATCATAAGAAGAGCTACAACTTCTAAAATCATAATATCTTACCTTTGTTTTCACCTTGCTTGATAACATATTTTTGTGTACCATGCTTGCCAGTTTCTACTTCTTTTTTTAGTTCTTTGGCTAAACTTGCAGCTTTATTTTCTTTGTTTATCTGTGCGATATGGTCCAATACTTTTCTACTAATGCGTCCCGTTGCCATTTGCTCTTACCTTATCTTTTAATTCTTCTACATCTATTAACAACTTTTCAGTTTGTTTTTGTATAAATGATATATTAACTTTGTTGTGCATCATGTCCTCGATCCGTGTTTCGATCTGCTCGACACTTTTGTAAAGATCCTCCAATAAAAAATGTTGCTCCTGGTCCACGGGGACTTGTTCACTTTTTTTAAGCAAATCATTTTCAAATAATTCTCTTGATGTTTCTAACGATACTAACCTCGAGGTCAGCTCGGTATAAGCGAAGACGCCCATCGCGACGAGAATAATTAGGCTAGCTACGGTTTTCATCGGCATCTGCACGGCAGCCGATTCTGATATGTTTAGTGGTTTATTGGACATGTGGACCTCCACAGAGAGCCAGGAGAGTTAACATTACAATCAGTAAACCTGTAAAGTAGTAATTCATCCTGGCTATCTCCATAGTCATTACTTTAATATGTAAGCTACAATAAGTACAACAACTACAAGACATTCAATCTTGTGGTCTGACCAGTAATGCATAGCTTTACTTTTCATTTTACTAATCATTTTTTTTCTCCTCGATTTCATAGAAGAACTTGTCTGTATCTTCTGTACGCCAAGCTCTACTATCTTCAACATTCCATTCAGAAGTCTGCACTTTCCAATCAGGGATTGTGTCTTTTACTGTAAAAGAAGGTATATCCCATATACATCGATTGTTAGGTTGTGCTGCAAAATTGCCATCGTCTAATGCAATTATGTGAGCGCACTTGTGCTCGTGCGGGATCTCTGAATGATCAGTGTCAAGTATATTAGACTCTGGATGTGCAAAGTCAACAGTAAA